CTTCAGAAGGTGTCTGCCCTCCTAATTGACCCTGCAAAGCCGCGACAAGATTGGGGTTGATGCTAGGCGCACCGGCCTCAACGCCCGAACTATCGGCACTCGGCGCACCGCTCCCAAAACCGTAGCCGCTAAAAGCATCAGGAGAAAACATCAATAACCGCCTTGTGGCTTGTCAGACAGCGCCGCGACCATTCCAGAAGACGGCTTGGGCTTTGGCTTAGGCTTTGGTTTCGCTTTGATTGGGGTTTTCTTCATTCGCGATGCTAACCCTAAAAACGCGGAAAACGCAACCGTTCAGTCATAGCGTGCTTTTCGCTTTTTTACAGCCCCAATCAAGTCGTTCATCGTGACTGTGGATTGCCCACCAATGTTGATTGTCTGGGCCCTTTTGGGTTCTGCCTTTTTCGGCGGTTCTCGCCACACCCACGCCAGATATCTTAAGGCATCTGCGTAGTGATTGGTCCAATCGTGGACGGGCCGGTCCCTGAATGTCTTTTTGTCGTCGTCCCACTCACGTTGAAATTGCGATATTGCGTTGAGAAAATAATCCTGGCTTTCGTCTATCCATAGCCTTGGAAACAACTGCCGAACAGCCATTATCCCCTGTTGCTCTGTGTTTTTGTTTTGAAGTATTTTCACGTTCTTCAATCCGTGATCGGACGTCAGTTGCTCGTACACAGAGCGACCAGCAGCCGCCAAGGTCTTGGCTTGCGCGTCGTGCGGCAGCCAGTGTTGCGAATAGTCGTAGGGCTTTGCCGCTAAGACTTCTGCGTAATGCTCCAGGCTTTGCCCGCTTGCGTGGTAAGTGTCTATAACCCTGACTTCACCAGCTAAAACTTGAACGAATAGAATGGCAGTGTCGTCTGTCCACCCAATATCGAAAACAGTCATGACGGGTAAGTTTTCGTCGTAGGCGATTGGCCTGATCCGGCCTTCAGTCCTCGCCTTAGCTAATTCTCCAGCGTAATAACTTCCAAGAATAGCAGCGTCAAAACTGCACATATATTCTTGCTCAAACTGAGCGTTGCCAAAATCCTCGCCGTATAGACTGACGTATTCTTTTTTGATCGCTACCATTTCTTCTTCAGTAAAAGCGTTCGTGTCTCTTGCTGTAGAAATTTCAGAAAACCAGCCATCAGTTTCTTTGAATTGGTCATACATTGCGTGAGCGTGGTTCTTACCGCGTGGCGTTGTGATGAACACAGCCCACCCGTCGTTTTCCCTCATCATTGGTGAGATGTAGCCCCAACTCGCTGGGTTGCACAACGCCCACTCCGAGAATGTAACCCCGGCAACACCAGCTCCGACTAAAGAGTTGTACCTATCAGAACCGATCACCTGCCACGTTGATCCGTTGACAAAACGTATCAACATTTGCTGCTCGTCTTTGCCTGACCTAATAGCCTCTGGAAAAGCCTCATCAATTCTGCGCTGTCCGGTGTGCGGGTTTACCGCATTCCAAATCGCTTTTCGGGCCTGCTCATATTCTGGAAGACAGTGCCAATAAGTAGCGGGGCGCTCTATCGCTGCAACTGCCGCTCTATGCAAAGCCACATCATCCTTGCCCCAACGCCTGTGAGCGATTTCAATCGCGCGTTTACCGCCACGCTCTAAATAATCCCAGAGAGGCCGTTGCGCCTTTCTGGGTTCCCAGTTATTCGGAATCCTGATCTGCAAAACGGACCATTTTGATTACGAGATTTCCTGAATGCTCTTGAACATTCGTTTCTTTCCAGCCCATTCTAGCCGAAGTCCACCATTTCTGAGCGTTCACGTTGCCAGAGATTGCCGCTTGGAACATCGACCCTGCAACCTTTGTGTCGGCTTTGATTTTAGATGTCGCGAGTTCGTGCTGAAAATGTTTTCGTAGTGTCTTGTCGTCTATGCCGTCTTGAATGCAAATGGCAATCCCCTCGTGCGGAATTCCAACGGCAGCCATCAATGAAACCGTTTTTCTGTCATCCTCTGTCGGCTTAAATACAGGCCGACCATTTGGCTTTCCCGTTGCTTTACGTGCCATTTCCTATGTCGGGGGAAAAAGTTTCCCCGCTGTCCTTAAAATTGCTGGACTCGATTAAGCCCATTCCATAATTGTCAACTTTTGAAGAAATTGTAACACCCTTTTTTCGGACTAATTCGTTATTCTTAAAAGGCCCATAATCAACGTAATGATGAATCCGTCCAAATCTATGCACTAGCCTCGAAACATCCGGGTGGACAGACACTTGCATTTGAGATTTAGCCAAAGTTCCGGTGTCTGCGTACTTCTCGCCCTTTTTCACCGTGCCCTCTACATGGTAAAATTCCCCAGTGTTTCCGCCTTTTACAGCTTGCGTTGGCATTTTTTCCTGAAGGAACGCATTAAACTGCACGGTGCACCATTTGTTTTTAAGCATATCTAAAGACAATATGGTGTCCTCGTTGTACCGCCCTCTCCACTTAAAAGGAACGTCGTTCCTAATTAAGTTACACGAATATATACGCGTGTTTGTAATGAACGGTTTTGTTTTGCTTCTTGCAGACGCAAACATAAAATAGTTTGGGCCAGCCATAGAGATATTTTCATATCTAAGGCAAAAATCTTCCATTGCCTTAAATATCGACCCATTTATAACTTTAACTTTTTCATTCTTATTTAAACGGCGAAAACTTCGAATATTATCATCCATTACCCAATGCCAATCATAACCATTTGATTTGGAATGGTCCCAAGCGAAATTTCTTGCCGGCCCCGGCCCTGTTGATTTAGTTAGGCCGTGATTGTCGCAAAGTTCATATTTCTCTTTATAGGATAAATCTAGCTCAACAGCGGTTGCGAGAAGATTCATAGATTTAATGGCATTTCTATAATCGTCCATTTGGCTAGGTTCAACGACAACATTATGGCGAACCCCCATATAGGTTAAATATTTTGACGTGATCATATATTCAGACCGCCCTTTGCTTGGAATATACAAAGGAAACTGAGGGCCTTGATCAGCCATATCTTTTTGATTCCGTATTCATGTTTTGCTGTTCAGGGTGCCATATTGAGTTTGTTTTTTCTGTATGGCTTTGGCCTATGGTGCTGAAAAATTCTTTAACGTCATCATCATTCTTAAAATGAACGATTACGTGCCGAAAAGATGTTTTATCATCTTGAGTAAATTCTGGCATGCCCTCCCACTCTTTTTCGGCATCGGTCTTTCCTTCTCTGGTTGGTAAAAACAAATTTGTCAAAGCACCTTCATCAAATCCAATAAGTCCAAGGTCAAATCCTTGTTTATCGAGGTCTTGCGTTTCAATTCTTAGCAAATCCATATCCCACCCGGCGTTCTGTGGAAGCTGATTGTCTGCCAAAACGTAGGCTTGTTTCTGCGCCTTGCTCCACCCAGTGGCCGTCATCGTTGGAATTTCTTCAATGCCTAACTTTCTCGCAGCCATAACACGGCCATGCCCGGCTATGATTTCACCAGCTTCATCAATGAGGACTGGCGTCGTCCATCCCCATTCTTTTATCGACGCTGCAAGCTGAGACACCTGTTCGTCTGAATGCGTTCTCGCATTTCGCGCATATGGAATCAGCTCGCTGATTTTGCGTTTTTGTACTTTATCGGAAGGCCATTTTTGTTTCATAAAAACCCCATTTAAGTGTCGCCAAGCTGTTTTTGTGTGGAGGTCCGCCTGGGAGGAGCGGAGACAAAAACGCCTGACGACGTGAGTAAGATACTCAGAACGGTATCTCGTCGTCTACCAAGTACATTGCCCGACGCTCTGGCGTCATCACGGACACGTTTTTGATTGGCTGTCCGGGCAGTTGAAGTTTCAGGGCATTTAGGCTGCGCTCGCTTTCGAGCATTCTTCCCAATTCTTCAAGGCTGTAGACGACCACACCTTTCAAGGCTTCGTCCTCTTTGAGTGCCTTAATTGCGTCGGGGTTGCCTCGCGCTACAGCGAATTGGAACCCCTTGTCAGTGGTGTGAGGCCAAATCTTTGGCGAGAGTGGCTTGTGGCCGTTGGCCTCGGCTTCGTCGTCTAAGACTTTCCAACCTTTGATCAGTACGTTCGCTCGTTTGGCAACTGTCTGTGGGTCGTTGGCTTCTATCGCTTCATCCAGCTTGGCCTTTGCGCTTCCGAACTTTAGGGCAGTCTCAGTAGAGACAAGCTGTGGCAGTCGGTCGCATCCCCATTTCAATTCCATGTCCACCGAAACTTTGTCTAACGGCATAATCGAATAGTGTATTGCCTCCGCTGTCGCGTTTCCCAGGGTCTCTCGATTGGTCCAATAATCAGGTCGCTCACGCTTTGTTTTCGTCGCCATCATGTTGCCCTCGTTGTTGCTATTTGCCCAAGACCCCGATGGGGCGCACACATCTGTGTGCCCCCTTTAGGGGTGGAGTTTGGTGTAATTAGGAAGTCATTGGAACGTATGAGCTTTTCAGACCGTGTGAATTGAAAAACACACATCTCTTTTAACCGTTTACTTTCAATTACTTGCGTCATCTGATCGCCTTTTCGGTCTTGTGGCCTAATCGCTCCACATGGACGATATTTCCGTCTCCTACTAGCTCCTGAAACACCTTCACGACGGCGTTCGATTTGTGCTGTGGGAGCAGTCTTGGCAGCGCCTTTCGGTAGCCTCGCAGGCCTAGTTTTCGGATAGGGTTTTTCTCGCCCCAGGCAATATCGACCTCGGCCATGACGGCGTGCTTGAGCGCGGTGTCGTTAATTTTGTCTAGTTGACTGGTGCTGGTTGGCACCGTCAGGACGCCCTTATCCCAAATTAATTTGATGTCTTTACTCTCGTCGCCGACCTCCGAGTAATTGCTTTTCTTGCGCGACAGAATGCGAACGCCGTCAGTTTCAGCGTCCCTGGATAGGTAGGCTCTGGACCTGACGCTGTTCTCCCACGCGGTGCTTCCAGACAGCCCCGATCCGCTTGCTAGGCCGCTCAAGCTGGGATGAGCCAGGACTAAAACTGTGGCGTTTAACTTTAGAACCAGCGATCCCAAAAAGGTTTTGACGAATGTGTTGACCTCCCTGCGGACGTTTTCGTTGCCTCCGAACATATCGGCTGCGGTGTCCAGAATTATGAATATGGCGTCGGCGTCGCCCCTCACCTCACTCGCAGTGCGGTACAGCGTCTCAAAAAACTCACCAGCCAGCGCCTCACCTTGAGATGGAAACGTCACGATGACGTTGTCCTCGCCGATCCGGGGCCACAGCCAGCAATTGTCTGGGCCACTTCCGAACTCATCGACGCCGCGCCACTCGTTTATATCTAGCTGGCGCCTGCTGAGTTCCAGCGCATCGTCCTCACAGCCTACGTACAACACCGGCATCTGCGTAGTTTCCAGGCCAAATACCGGCTCGCCCTCGGCTATGCGGTTAGCGAACTGTTGTGCCAGTAAGCTCTTGCCCACCCCACCAGCACCAAATAACAGCGACACAGTCTGCGCGGGTATCCACTGGTCTATTGCCCACTGTCTGGCCGGTAGAGGCCCCACAACGCTTTTGGCGCTGAAGAATGCCCTGTCATCCACGGCATCTTCGTCAAACGTCTCAGGGGCGTCCTGTGTGGCGTAGTCGCTGAACTCGTCCACATCCATTGCCATAAGGCTGTTAGGGCCAAAACGGTCGTTTTTGTCCCAATTTGCAGGGTCAAAGCCGTTTTGCGAGGCCAGATGAAATATCGTCCCTGCGCCGATCCGTGTGACCTCAGATATTGAGGACCACAGGCGCTCCGTCTCGCCGTCCTCATTCTTTGCCGACCGGCGGCTGAACTCTTGAAATAGAGAAAACCCAGCGT